ATGAGTTTATATTCTCTCATTGCCTGCTACCATCATAACCATCATAAAAATTTAGCGACTCTCTGAATATCTCCCATTATACTTCACCATTGTCCACTAGTATTGTATCATCTAGTTCATACTGAAGTACGTTTAATCTATCGGTGTTTTCCCTTGTTGATAGTGTATCTAAATTCTCTTGTGGGTATGGGTCTTTGACTGCGTCTTTGATACACTCCATATTCATACTGTGGTAATCATCAACAGTGGAAACCTTATGTCTTATTGCTTTGATTAAGTATCTGCCAGATAGATATGGGTCATGGTCAAATGGGTTATCTCGGCCAGTAGGTTCGTATGCTGGCATTTCAAATGCGATTAGATCACCACACGACACACCAGTAAAACCTGGTACGTCTATACCTATGTTAAATGATTCAAACGCCAGTTTTTGTGATAGTCTTTTGGGTACATCAACGTGTTTATCTGGTGATTCAGAATTGTTATGTACTTTCTTTGTATCACTAAAGAAATATAATGTACCATCTGGGTAGTCAGAAAATGTCGTGTCGTTTCTATAATTAAACAATGGTAGTATACCCTTGTTGTCCGTCTTACCGCCTTGACCATCGTGTTCTGTGTGAAACGACTTCTCATACTCTGTCGCATAGTCAAAGTCTGTTTCTTTAAATGTCTTGTTGTATAGATCATGTGATATAGCACGAGCGTTGTAGATACCGTTTCTTAAATTCTTTAGTGTATCAAATTGACTATTGATACTAAACCCTTGTACAGTCTGCATCTCTTTGATTACATTTCTATTACCTTGTTCGTCTCTTATGTTCGCCGGCGATGGTTTGTATAACGCAACCACTGGTCTCGCAATCGTGTTTGTACTTGCCAATAAACTTTCATATGATTTAACATTAAAACCTAGCGCATTTTCATAAAACAACATTCCTGGAGTGTGATGTAATTTAGAGATTGCCTCTTTCGCTAACTGATTGATTGCCTCAAATGGTCTTATTCTTGGCATGACATATTTGTTTACACCTTTTGTTTCTTCTAACGTCAATGTTTTATTTGAATCTAGTTCACTTCTTATAATACTTAATATTGAGTTGTCATTACTGTCTTCAAATGCTCTCGCAACTCTTGTCTGTTCATTTCGTATCATTTCTTTACTTGTGAAGTGTAGTGCGTAAATTTGTGTTCTAGGATTGATACCTTGTCTATCTGATATTTTATAGACATGCATAGGGTGACCAGTCTCTGCAGTAAAGTCAAATGCTCTACTTGTTCCTGGTGTGAACAATTTAAATTCTATTTGTTCAAAGCCTGTAAGTGGTAAGTGATTAGGTATGTTTTGTGCGTCTGTGACCACAATGTTACCTGATAATACATTACTAGTCAAACTCTCGTAAATGTTTATCTCTGTGACTAGTGATCGTATGGATATTTTCTTTGGATTGTTTCCACCCCCTGATGATTGATAAGAAGTCAACACCACATCTGATAAGACGTATTGACCTGCTTGATTAAGCTGATTAGTATTGATCTTATTGTACATAATATTACTTACTGATTAGTTTTTCAAATTCTTCTATGAATAGTCCTAAAAATGATGGGTTTAATAATTTAATTAATCTCTTTTGATCTTGTAGTCTTTGTTCAAACTCTCTATTAGAGACAGATACAGCGCCGCTAGCGTCACTGTTTACCTCTATCTTATGTGAATAGTCATCTGGACCGTTACCAGTCGTTCTACCGCTAGATGTAGTCACCTCATAATGATGTATAGCATCTGGATTAGCATACTTGTCTGTAATAAATGTCTCAAAGTCTTGGAAACTCAACGGCCAACCATAATATCTGTCTGTGATATTGTTAGTTAATAATATGACCCAATGTAGTTCTGGATCACCAAAATGTTTAAATGCTGTATCTTCTGGTTTCTCACCACTTGGTACATCATATTTGTCATATAACGAAGCCTCATTCACAATTTTACTTCTTACTTTTACTCGCCTCATTAGATCAGTAACTAGTTTTTCATTACCGTTACCTGTTAGATCATAATTACCTTGTGGAAATTTACTAAAGTACATATTAATAACCGTCCGCTATTCTTTCTTTTGTCATAATCTCTGTCTCTGTAAATGACAAATTCATAGTACCATAAGTCGTAGGCGCACCTTGTTCATCAGGTATAAATGACGATATAACACCTTCTGGCGCATAGTCCACAGTCATATTGTTTAAAACACAACGACTAATTCTAGGTATGTATGTGTTTCTTTCTTCTCTGTACATATAAGTTATTTGAAATTCTGATGGTACATTAAAGAAACCTTTTGTTGTACCTTGATACTCTGGTAACATATGAAACTTAAACATATTAATTATTTTATGCATACTATCTTTTTCTGCTGGGTTTTTAGGTGCAAACTCAAATGGAAACTCAAATGTTCTAAATGGTACTGACTTAAATACAACTTCCATCTGTGGGTTAAATGCTTGACCTTTCGCTTTATCATATGCTGCCTCTGCGTTTTCAAACCCTGGTAATAAACTAGCAGCACCAAACAATGCTTTTCTACCAACTGCAGATATGGCATCTTTCATACCACTACCTGCTGATTTTAAACTAGAGATAAAATCTTTTGCATCTCTAACATTACCTACTGTTTGACCTAACAACCCTGCCACACCTGTTTCTAAATTTTCATAAGTCGTACTATAAGTAAATTTTAATGATGGCGCAGGTGTATATAATATCATACTATCTGATATAAATGAATGCGTTGGTGTCTTTTCATTTAGTCCTGACTTCACACCTTGTACTCTTTGTGTTGCTGCCAAACCAGCTTTCTTAATTGATTGTACATTCTTTTGACTTTTAGATGAATAACCATATTCACCAACTAAATTATTCGTATTTGTAGATATTCTACTGGAGTTAAAATTTGTGTTTTTAAATTTTGATGAGTTATGCATTATAACATCAAATATAATATAATGACCATCACCTAAATTAGATGTCTCTTGTGGATAAAAAACCGTACCATAAGAGTACGGATTTTCTTTCATATGTGATGTAGGGTTAATATTCTCTATCTCTAGTGGTGATTTGTTTAACAACTTGGCGGCTTGTTTAGTCGCTTGAAATTGTCCTTGTGAGAAACCACTCATTGCATTACCAATAGAATTGGCAATTTTATTTTTTACTGCACCTTTTATTACACTAGAAATCTTACTTGTAAACGCCATTATAGTTCCTTTATATATACTTGTATATTTATAACATTATGAAGAAGTCATATAAAGGTTTATATCGTCCTAGCAACCCTAAAAAATATGTGGGTGATGTCACAAGAATAGTATATCGTTCATTATTAGAGCGTAAGTTCATGCTATATTGTGACCGTAATCCTGATATAACATATTGGGCAAGTGAAGAATTAGCGATAAGATATTACAATCCAGTGGATAAAAAGTACCATAGATACTATCCTGACTTCATAGTTCGTACTATTAAAGGCGACAAGATACTGATTGAGATTAAACCATCTCGTCAATGTAAACCACCAAAAACACCTACAAAGAAAACAAGAGCATTCATGCGTTCTAGTTTTGAGTATATTAAGAATAGAGCGAAATGGGAAGCAGCAACAAAATATGCTGATGATAATAATGCGAAGTTTAAATTGATTACTGAAAAAGATTTAGGTAGTTATTAAGGTGATACGTTAGATAAATTTAAAAAAGTATTATCTGCATTCTTATTGTTTATAAACCCTGATATAGTTTGATTACTTCCACCAACATTTGTATTTTGATTATTGTAAACAACTGCTGATGGCACTTCACCAGTATCAAACATAGATGCTTGTTTAGTTTCTTGGTATAATGTTTTAGCAGTTGACGCATCACCAGTGCCATCACCACCAGCACCTTGGAATTGATTACCTACGACTTGTCTATTTAATATTTTTGCTTCGCCTGTGTTAGGATCAAATACCACACTTGATTGATTAGCCATATCTGTATCATCATATGCTTGACCTTTGTCAAAATCAAATTTAGGTTTCATCAAACCAGTCTCCGTTGTTTCAAATCCTGACTCTGTACCTATACTATCAAAGTCTTGTTCACCTTGTTTAATTCTTTCTGCTTTTTCTTTTTCTTCTCTTTCTTCTTTCATTTTAGAGGTTTCCATCAATGTACCAAAATTTTTAAACCCAGGTATTTTTCTTACTAACATAATAACTGCATTGACTGCACTTTTAAAGAAGTCTGTAAATGTTGTAAATGCTTTCTTAAAAAAATTACCTATCTTTTCAGGTATACTAACCAAGAAGTCTGCAACAGCACCTAGTTTATCTCTAAAGAAAAATATAGCACCTATCACACCAGCGACTGCAAGACCTATCAATACTCTTGTTGATTTAAAGAAAGCACCTATTGTTTTAATACTATTTCTAAAACCCTTTAATACTTTTGTCAAACCACCTTTTTTGAAAAATAGAAATACATTATACACCTCCATTGCGCCGTCTTTAACAGCCATCAATGCGTCACCAAATGCTACAAATGGTGCCTTTAGTTCTTCAAAGAACTGACTTTGTGGTCCTCTATCATCATCTGCAGTTAAAGGATTTAATGTTGATTCTTCTTTTGATAATTTGTCTCTAAAACCTTGTAGTTTTTTTTCATCACTTACTATCTTTTCTTTTTCATCTGTTGTAAGTGCATCTTTCTCTAATAATTTTTCTCGTCTTTTAACAATTTTTGCTTCAAAATCATTTACTCTTTTCACATTATCTTTTAGTAGTGATTTTCTATCTGCTATCTCTTGTTTTGTTAATATATTAGTTTCTACTCTAAACTCTCTACCTTCTTTGATAGTTCTAGTTTCTGCCACTATATTCTTGGATCTTAAATCTTCAACTTCTTTCGCAGATGCATCTCTTTGAGATTTTAATTGTTCTATTCTTTTGGCAAGACCAGTATTAAAGTCTTTAATATTTACACCTAATTTCTCTACAACTTTTTCTGTTCTGTCTAGTGCCTTTTCAAATCTCTCTACACTACCAGATTCAAATTGTGCTATAATATCTTTTGTGATGTTTCTAACTTCTGTAGGTGATATTACAGTCTGCCTACCAGCAGATACAGTCTTCATTGTAGAAGACATTACTGTTTTTAATAAAGCTTTAATATCTGAATCTAATACTGCCATTATTTTTTACTTTTACTTGTTCCTGTGTATAGACCAAACCAAGCAGCACCAGCACCAACTACGATACTAATTAAACCACTTTGTTCCATTGTAGGCGCACCTAAATTCATATACCATATTACACACTTATATAATAAGATAATGTAAACTGTTAAAAATAGTCTTGGAAATATTCTCCAAGCATCAACAGCTCTCGCCATATGTATTAGTTTTGCGTAAGGGTTAACACCTAAATCTTTTACAGATGTGTCTACCTCTAAATCTACTTTTATCTTTTGTTTAGGTTCAACAACCTTTATATCATCAGCCATTTTTCATGTTATCCCTTCTTCGTCTTTCGTTGTCTTCTTTAATATGATTAATTAACATTTGTACATATATATCTTTTTCCCAAGGCATCATATGTTCAATTTCAGTCAATGAATATTTATGATGATGTATTAACGCAAACGTAACTTCGTAAAAGGCCTCTAGGCTATTATGGGCGAGGCAGATTCGAAAAAATCGTTAAGTCCTTGTAAAGTGACTTTACTCTTTACTTTTGTTACAGGGTTAGTCACCTCAATTTCGTGTCTAACTCTTGGCATAGTATCAAAAAAGTTTTTTACTTTAGTAAAACTTTCTTGTGATAAACTTTCAAAAAACTCTTTTATTTCTTCTTGTGTGCTATCTTTCGCAGGGTATATTTTATCGCCCTCAAATATATGTTCTACACAAGTTGTCAACATATTAAATATTGTATCCATACTTGCGCTATCTATATTAGTGCCTGACTTTAATATACTCATTGTTGGATATTTTAAAACCACTCCGAGTTTTCTATTTTCATCTACTATTATTGTGTTTGTGTGTTCATCATCAACTTGCACTTCAACTTTTGTTAAATCAATCTCTACATCAGCATAAGTTTTTTTGTCGTCTGGACAAATAACTTTGAATTTAGATATTTCACCTACTGATCTAGCTCTAATATTTAAAAATATATATTCTAAATCAAACATAGGTAAACTCTCTACCTCTAATGTATTAAATGTACATGAATCAACTATTTGTTTTGTTGCTTCATATATGTCTTTTTCTTTACCAGTTTCCATAGCAATTAATAGTATTTTTTCTTCTTTTACTAAAAATGGTCTAAACTTGACTTTTAAATCTGTAGATGGTAAAGTCAACTCATAAGTTGGTGCATCAATTTTTGGTAATGCCATTATATCTCCTTATTATTATAAATTTAAAGGTGGAATTTTAAATGGTGGGAATACCCTACCACCTGTAATTCTACCTATTGGCGCTTTTCTTCTTAAATCATTTAGAACATCACGCCCTACACGTCTCAATGGTGCTGGAAGTTTACCAAGTAAACCACCAAATAGTCCACCAGCTCTTTTAACTTCTGGTGATCCAAATTCTGCTTGTCCTAATTCTATTTGTCCTGCCTTGTCAATAAAGTAATTTACCCAATATCTAAAGGTAAATGTGACTTGGAAAGTTTGTACATTATTGTCAGCATATGAATAATCAACTGCACCAATAGTTTTTGGATAACAATCAAAAAGTTTTACTGCATATGTGACATCATCACGCTCTTGCCTACTAGCAAATTGTCCTAACTGAAATATATTCATATCTGAAACATAATTGTCGTAATAATTTTTATTAAATGATTTTGTACTAAATGCTGCTTGTTGCCACATTTCAAAATAACTTCTTTCTCTCATAAATTTATCTAGGTAGAAAGTTGCAGTTATATCAGCAGATTTAAAATCTATTACATGCTTTCTTGCTGGAGCATTTCCATGTCTTACTTCTTTTATATCAGTATCTCTATCTGGCATATTTATTTCAGAACAAAATGCTCTTACTCTTTTACCATTAGCAGCATGTACAGCTCTTAATTCACTACCCATCGTAAATGCCTCTATGCCTTCACCTGTGCCTTTTACTTCTACAGCAGTATTTTCAGCACCTATACCACCACCAAAATCTAATCCTTTTGGCATAAAAAATTCTACATAAAATCTTCCTTTTCTAGCGAAACCTTCAGCCTCATTGACCATGGCTTGAAATCTACCCATTGTAGTTTCAGGATTACCACCAGCCTTTTGTCTTAATCGTGGATCAGATTGTACATCATTCAGGCTTCTATCTCTAGGTAAACCTATTCGTATATCATAACCACCAATTCTTTTTCCGCCTCTTAAAATAGCCATTAGTATGGACTTCCCTTCTTAAATTGTTGTACAGGCAACATAACTGCCAATGCCGCTTCATCAAAGTCAACTCTTAAAAAGTTTGACCTAACATGACTATACAAATATTTCTTAATGGTAGTTCTAGCAATACTTACATTCTTAATACCATCATAGGTAGCATCAATTCTTGTAGTAGGTTTCATACCACCAGAGGCATATCTTTGTAAATTGTTCAATAAACTAATTCTTTGTACAGGTCTTATATAATGAAAATTCATACCCATAAATCC